GATGGTGTGGTGGGGTCCGTGTAAAAGTGCCAGCTCTAGTGATGATCGTTGACGATCACGCGATCATCAGGCGCATGGTGCGCGAAGTCTTCGAAACTTAAAACTGGGAAGTCTTGGACGTCGCGAATGGTGCTGAGGGCGTCCAGAAAGCCCAAGTGGTAAAACCGGGCCTCGTAATTCTCGATCTGTCCATGCCCGTGATGAATGAGCTGGATGCAGCACGCGAATTGAAGGTGCTCATGCCGCACGTCCCCTTGTTAATGTTCACGAATAACGCTGCAGGGATTGTGGAGAAAGAGGCTCGCTCTGCGGGCATCTCTGCGGTCATTTCTAAGGCTGACTCTGACGGCCTGAAGCAACTGCTCGCCCGAGCGAAAGCACTTCTTGGCCAGGACGGAGCGGGCGCTCAACGCGCTTCTTGACAGGAACACCCGTGCCCGACTGCGAAAGACGTTAACTCTGGCGATGCTAATGCTGGCAAACAAACCACAGGATTGACAGACCGGATCGCTGGGATCGAGCCGAGGGATCCCCTGGGTACAGACCTGAAGTCTTGAAGGGTCGCCGAAAATGTTCCAGCGGTCATTGTTGGCGTTACCGGGTCCCCAGGATCAGAGAGTACTGGCTCCTGATGCGGTCGAACAAGGTTTGGCTCCAAGACAGATTATCTATTGCCGTGGGAGCAGAGTTGGGAACCTGAGTTTTTTTCGATGGTTGGACCGCAGCTTAGCGGAGTCCGTCGAGAATGACTTCCAGGATGTCGCCAGCAGGAAAATCCGCCCTTCAGGTCCCCTCTGACGCACCGCTCGTAACGTTGAGGACTTTGGGGAATCGGTGTGGAGTTTACTCAAAAGGTGCAAAGAAGCGTGCGTGGCTCCGCGATCGCAGAATCGGAGATAGTATTTTCACGAGGATCAGCACACGTTGAAGCCTATCATTCTAGCTCGCCTTGACAAAGGAATCGAGCCTTTGGAGAGACCGATGAAAAAATGCGGACGGCCCAACCAAAACGGCGAACAACCCATGTGGATGCTGCTGAGAGTGACACTGGCTGTCTATGCCTTCGATAAGGCCAGAAGAGCGGGTGCGAAGTATTTTGCAGCACTCCAAGCAGCAGTAGCATTCGTCCGAGCAGTGCACCCAAAGATGCCAGTCTCGGAGACAGAAGTGAAGCGAATCCTGGGGTGTTGGCGATCAAGTCGCAGACAGCTTGGTTTGCTAGTCAGTAAGGCTGACCCCTCAGATTACGTGGTGGTCCCTCTGCGCGACGGGACTGTGGGCAAGGTCAAGGTGTTGTGGACCGCGGCGATTGGGCCGCGTCCTACCTATCCTCGTTAAAGCGCTACGGCGACACCAGTAGAACAATCCGAGCCCAAGAACTAAACCCTTCAAAATTTCATAGTCGGTTCGAAATCCATAGCCTTCGGATCGGTGTTTCCTCCTTTCCTCCAAATAATTCTTTGGACCCATTGTTCGCTTCAGTTCTTCTTCGATCTGCGGCAGAATCGCTCTGTGCCCAAGACGTTGCCCCGTTCAGCACAAATCGTCATAGGTTCCCGCGGTAGCGCATGCGCGCATCGGAGAGTCGGACTTCGCATTAGGAGAGTTACGATTTCAGATTTGAAGCTCGATCCTAGTAATCCTCGGGTTCACAGCGAGCATCAAATCAGACGACTGGCCAGGAGCATTGAGGCGTTTGGGTTCGTTCAGCCCGTATTAATCGACGAAACGCGACAGGTCGTCGCCGGGCATGGCCGCATCGAAGCCGCCAAACTTCTAGGCTTGCGCGATGTACCCACAATTTGTATTCGTCACCTCTCGGAAACCCAGCTTCGCGCTCTCGTAATTGCCGACAACAGGCTCGCTGAGCAGTCATCCTGGGACGAAAAGATGCTCGGGGAGCGGCTGCAAGTTCTTTTGCAAGAAGAGTTGGATTTTGACCTTGAGGCAATAGGCTTTGACCTCAAGGAGATTGATTTGCTGATTGAGGGATCCTCTGCGAGTGGCGAAGCGCGTCGCCCGGCTCGCATAGCTTCCAAATCAAGGACATCAGTCCTCGTCAGCAGACGCGGTGACGTTTGGCTCGCGGACGAGTATCGCGTGTATGGCGGAAACCCTCTTGAGCGAACCAGCCTCTCACTCTTGATGAACGGCAACCCTTACCGGATCCGAAGCGATCGATACCGGCTCTGTGCGTACCTTTGACGAACTCGAAGCGGAGGCAGCCCATGGCAAGTAGGGAAAAGGCCGACGAGAATACGGGCGATACAGCGGTGGGCTATGGACGGCCTCCCGTATCCACGCGCTTCAAGAAAGGGCAATCGGGAAACCCCAAAGGACGACCCAAGGGAATACTGAACGTTGCAACCGCCCTTTCAAAGGCCATGCGCGAGACGGTCGTCATCAATGAAAACGGTAAACGGAAAGTGGTCACCAAACTCGAAGCATCGAGCAAGCAGATCGTGAACCAGGCCGCGTCCGGCAAGATCCAGGCCACGCGATACTTGTTCGACCTGGCACGCGAGATCGAGAAGAATGACAATCAGCTTCCAAAACCAGACGGTGTCATTTCTGAGATCGATCACGAGGTCATCCAGGGGCTCCTGAACAGATTTCAGCTACAGGAGCCAGAGTCGGAACCGCAACCGGAGGTCGAGAACGATGACGATCAGCGCAGGTGAGTATCGGGCAATTACACGCCACGATTTGTACACATTCATCCACCGCAGCTTCCGAGAGCTCAATCCCCAGGTTGCGTTCTTGCACAACTGGCACATTGAGCTGTTCGCAGCGAAGCTGGAAGCTTGTTTCCGGGGAGAAATCAATCGTCTGATTGTCAATGTGCCGCCACGATCGCTGAAGTCCCATTGCGCCACAGTATCATTCCCTGCTTACGTCCTCGGTCATAAACCTGGTGCGCAGATCATTTGCGCCAGCTACGGACAAGGCTTGGCCAATAAACATTCAATCGATTGCCGAACCTTAATGGCCAGTGCATGGTACCGGGGGCTATTTCCCACTCGACTGTCTCCACAAAAGCAGTCGGTGCAGGAATTCCTCACCACGCAGGGCGGTTCACGGCTTTCCACCTCCGTTGGTGGCGTACTCACCGGCCGCGGGGCAGACTTCATCATCATTGACGATCCCCTGAAGCCAGATGAAGCATTCTCAGAAACGCAACGCAACGCTGTGAACGAATGGTTCGATCACACTCTGTACAGCCGTCTAAACGATAAACGAACCGGGTGCATCATTATTGTCATGCAGCGCCTGCACGAGGATGATCTGGTCGGACATGTCCTGGAGCTGGAGGGCTGGGAGCATATACGATTGCCTGCCATTGCTGAAGAAGAGGAGGTCCACGTTCTGAACTCGCTTCTCGGTTCTCGGACGGTCCGCCGACACATCGGGGAAGCTCTCCATCCCGAGCGCGAACCCTTGGAGATTCTCGAACACATCCAGCGCACCGTGGGAGAATACAACTTTGCCGGGCAGTACCAGCAACGACCTGCGCCACTCGGCGGCGGCATGGTGAAAGCTCATTGGTTTCGCTCTTATGTTCCCGGAGAGGAGCCTTCCCGCTTCGACATGGTGTTGCAGAGTTGGGACACGGCCAATAAGAGCACGGAACTGAGCGACTTCAGCGTCTGCACCACCTGGGGTCGAAAGAACAAGAAATTCTACTTGCTCCACGTTCTGCGCCGACGTATGGATTACCCGGAGCTCAAGCGATCGGTCCGAGACCAGGCGGCGCTCTTTCGGCCGTCCAACATACTGATCGAAGACAAGGCTTCCGGAACGCAACTGATCCAAGAACTGATTCGCGAATCTGTCGACCGTGTGACGCGATATGATCCGACCATGGACAAGGTTATGAGGATGCATTCCGTCAGCAGCACCATCGAGAACGGATTTGTTTACCTGCCGACGGAGGCTGACTGGCTGGCTCCGTATTTGCACGAACTAACATCTTTCCCAGCAGGAAAATATGATGATCAGGCCGACTCCACCTCCCAAGCGCTCGATTGGGCTAAACAGTTCCCTTCCCGCCTGTCGCTGGAGGAGTTTCAGCGGCGACAGCTAATGAGGTGGAAGCTAAGCCTGCCGGATGAGTATATTTTCAAGCAATGCGACGAGGATGAAGAGATCATCGCCGAGAACTGTTGGAACGGGAAAAGAATCCGTTGGAACGGGCATTTTTGGCAAGACTGTGGTTGATGTGCCTCGAGCACAGGATGATCCAATGATCCCGGGTGCACGCCACGCGCGGGACTGTTGGACAAACGCTCATTGCGGAGCTACCGGAGGCGCTGAGCGGGAGGGATGATGTCTAGCCCCCCGGTTTTGAAGATCACCAGGCGGGTTCTGATCGGTTATGAAAATTCTTTACTCTACTCGATTCTTTGCGCGGTTTCCAGGAAAGGGGTTCTGACGGGTTTTGCTTCGTTCTGATCCTTTTGGGCCATGGATCTATCACGTTTTTATCACGGCAAGTCCAAGCCCCCTCAATCGCGATGACTGCCGAGGGGCAAAACCTTGGCAGCCCCTTAATTTGATTCTCTAGCGCATGGTTCGGACAATGGGAATGGAATGTAGCCGCGAGCGTAGTTTCAAAGACTTGCGAGG